ATATTTGGGAAACTGTTGAACAGTTTGAATTCCCGTTTAACGTTTGGGTAGAAGCAGAAGACAAAAAAGACGACAATGTAGAGTTGACTGCATTTGCTCGTATCTTTGATCGCAGCGAAGCCACTATGTTTGCCTATGCTCACAGCACGTTTGAAAAATGGAGCGATGAGAAAGAAGCAGAGGATGCTGCAAAACGCGACGAAGAACCCAAAGATATGGTAACTGTCAATGCAGACGGTACAGTTCGCATTACTGTCGAAGGCACTACGCTGAAAGATTGATGCGGTTAGACTGTATTATGGTTCTTGTAAATCTGCAAGAAGCTGTAATTCTGCATCGTGTATACTTTGTTTAATAATAGCGATATCCGGCCAGTTAATTCTGGCCGTATCTAATGCGTTAATAGAGTTTATCACCAAGTTATCTAAAAATCCATAACGTTCGACTTTAGCGGCAATATACCGCATAATCATCTTTTTATTGTCTTCTACTATATGTTTAACATGTGGTACAAGATGACGCGGCATATTATTGATTGCCCACATTATTGCACCCGGATCGTTAAGCCGTATAAAACTTCTCATGGCGTGGGTATATTCTCGAACCTGTTCTATATCAGCTTGATTCATTGAGTTATTCTCACCAGCTGTATAGTTCTACGTTTGACACGCTTGTTCATAGTGTCTTTGAGATTAACGATGGGCCCTTGCACTATTTCCGTGTCTTTACTGGCAAACACTCGCAGATTGGGCTTGAATTCTGCAAAACGTTCTTTGATGAACATGTTTATGGGAATTTGACGATTGCTTTCCCACCACCATGTGTCTCCGCATTCCATAAAGTTTTTCTTCATTTGCTCAGTGAATGTATTATCCATGATATACATACTGACAAATAATTGATCTGCATTTTGTATAATGCCGAGGTATTCATTGTTGAGATGTCGTATAATTGTAAGAAATGGAAACTTTTCCTGCAATACGTGTTTGGTATCTATCATGTGTGCTATGCCCTGCTCATAGGTATTTATAAATACTTACAGGGTATATATAAAATGGAATGCCATGCCGACAGTCTTCCTATTCAGTTTCAAGGAATACATACAGCTGGTATCGTGGGATGCAAACCCGGCATATGTGAATTGGCCTATGATACAGTATGATATAAAATGTTACAAAGGTGTAACCAATACGCTGGATTTCGTAATTAGAAATAACGAGCGTCGACCGGTAAATCTAGTTGGATTGGAAATGGAATGCGTTATCCAGAATCAAAACAACGGTCAAATTATGATAACCAAACCAGTGGAAGTAACAGTTCCATTGCAAGGCAAAGCTCGACTCACACTTGATCCGGGTGACATAGAAGATTGGACTGCAAACTATTATGATTACACAGTACGAGTAACAAACGTCAACGGCGTTCAACAGTTATTCTATACTGATATCAATAAAACTGCAACTGGCAATTTTCAATTGTTTGACGGTGTATTGCGTGCCGAAGTTCCTGCTACAGAAATATTAGCAGCACAGTTTACACAGACGCCATTGGGGCTAGCAGACGATATTATGTTCCTCAGCGGCGCATACCCAGGTGATGCACAAGTGCAAAAAGCCGGAGGATTGCATACGGTTGCTGTATATCAAACCAAGTGGATAGGATCATTTTTTGTACAGGCTAGTTTGCAAAATGATTCACCCTTGCCACAAGAATGGTTTTATATTCCTTTAACTCCAAGCAGCCCATTTTACATATTTGATCATACAAACAACGGTGATGAAGGCCCAACACTGTTTAATTTTAGCTGTAATGCATATTGGGTAAGATTTGGATTCATACCTGTATGGGCAGGTGATCAAAATCCAATTAGTGTACGAGCCCTTGGTACGTTAATAGTTAACGATGGCGTTTTCCACAAAGTACTCTATAAAAACTAACGGGTAGAGTGTATAATGGTAGATGGCACTTATACATCAATTGATAGTAGAACATCTACCGCATAAACGTAAAACCAGCCCTCGTGGCTGGATGATGTTTAATGCACCGTGCTGCCATCACAGGGGGCATAAGCAAGATACACGCATGCGCGGTAACATGCTTATAACAGAAGAAGGTCAGGTAGCATACAACTGTTATAACTGCGGCTTTAAAACTGTATATGATAATTTAAATATTGGCAGAAATTTTAACAATCTACTGTCATGGTTAAACGTGCCAGAAGATGATGTAAAACTTGTAAAGTTAGAACTATTACATAATAAAATCAACGGCATCACTGCAACACCCAATGACACGGATGCATATATCGTCGGTGATTTTACAGAAGTTAAATTACCAGAAAATGCACGACCCATCCAAGCTGTGATGGAAGATGACGAATTAGATGATAATTTTGTCAAATGCTGCAATTACATTGCAAGCAGAGGATCTGCTGTTGCAGGTGGATGGGATTACCATTGGAGTTCTAGCAGTAAATGGGATTTGAATCATAGATTAATTGTTCCGTTTTATCACAAGAACAAAATAGTTGGATGGACTGCTAGATATGCAGGCACGCCACCGGACGGAATACCTAGATATTATAACAGTGATTTGCAAACTGGGTATTTGTTTAACTGCGACGCTATAATAAAACATGGGCGTAAATATGTGATACTTGTAGAAGGACCGTTTGATGCTATTGCGATTGATGGAGTTGCAGCACTTGGCAGCAAGCTCAGCAAACAGCAGTTGGCATGGTTAAAGGGCAGCGATAAAGAAATAATAGTGTTGCCTGACAGACAAAGAAAAAATCAAGGCTTGATAGATATAGCATTGGAACACGGGTGGGCAGTAAGCTTTCCTGACTGGGACGATGATATAAAAGACGCCGCAGATGCATCTTGTAGATATGGTAAGCTGTTTACGCTGCAAACTATAATCGATAGTCGTACTAAAAATGAGTTACAAATTAATGTTAAACGGAGGATGTTTAGATCGTGATAATAGTTCTTGTTTCGGGTGGATTTGACCCAATTCACAGCGGTCACATTAACTATCTAACATCGGCAAAAGCACTGGGCGATAAGCTGATAGTTGGATTAAATTCAGACGCATGGTTAACTAGAAAGAAATCTAGACCTTTTATGCCATTTGATGAACGCAAAAGTGTACTTGCCAGTATTGGTGTAGTTGATGACGTCATTGATTTTAATGATAATGACGGTTCTGCATGCAATGCTATTGCTAAAGTTAGAGATATGTATCCAGATGCTAGGATAATTTTTGCGAATGGCGGCGACAGAACCAGTAACAACACGCCAGAAATGCGTATGTCATACCACGATGACGACTTGCGATTTGCATATTCAATCGGCGGCGACAGCAAAGCAAATTCAAGCTCGTGGTTACTGGAAGATTGGAAAAATGCTAAAACAGATAGAACATGGGGATATTACAGAGTGCTACATCAAGACGGTAAACAAGTAAAGCTAAAAGAACTTACTGTTGCTCCCGGGCAAAAACTAAGCATGCAGAAGCACGAAAAACGCTCTGAGTTTTGGTTTGTGACATCCGGTGTTGCCACCGTGTATACTCTAGATGTCAGTAGTGATATAGAACTGTCTGGTGTTTTTGGCAAGCATGAACATTTGTGGATCCAATGTGGAAAGTGGCATCAACTGTCAAATGAAGGCACTGAAGAACTGCGAATGATTGAAATACAGTACGGCGATGATTGCGTTGAAGAGGACATTGTGAGGAAGTAATGGTAAGAAAAAAAGAACCAGAGGACAGTAAAGAATACGGCGAAGAAAAGCAGCGACTGCTGATTTGTATTCTATTAAGCAGTGAAGACATCTTTACTCGCTGTGTCAATATTATCAATCCCAAATACTTTGTAAACAAGTTTAGACCTGCTATTAGATTCATACTGAAACATGCAGAAGACTATAGAGTATTACCTAAAATTGAACATGTTAATGCAGAAACCAGCATGGACTTTTTTAAACTTGACGACATCACAGATGGGCATCAAGAAGCATTTTTAGATGAAATTGAAGAGTTTTGCAAAAATCGCGCATTGGCAGATGCAGTACTGGCAAGTGCTGAATTAATTGACAAAGGCAATTACGGTGAAGTTGAAAAACTTGTACGCGATGCAATTATGGTCAGCTTGCAAAGCGACTTGGGTACAAACTACTTTGCGGATCCTCGTGAACGACTGCTGAAAATCAAAGACAGAAACGGTCAAGTTACAACTGGTTGGAAAACTGTAGATGAAAAACTCTATGGTGGTATTAACAGAGGTGAAATTTCCATATGGTGTGCAGGATCTGGTGTAGGTAAGAGTTTGTTCTTGCAAAACATGAGTTTAAACATGGTTAAGCAACGGCTGAATGTAGTGTATATCACGCTGGAACTCAGCGAAGGTCTGACAAGTATGCGTATGGACAGTATGCTTACTGAGATTAACAGCAAGGAGATTTTCAGGAATCTTGATACTGTTGAAATAAAGATCAAGCAGGCACAGCGCAATAGTGGCGAGTTACATGTGCGACAATTGCCACAAGGTAGTACTTGTAATGATATCAAAGCATATCTTAAAAACTATGAGATTGAAACCAAAAAGCGTTGTGATGTATTGGTAGTTGACTATTTGGACTTGTTGTACCCTAACAGTAAAGATGTTGATACAAACAACATAAACACAAAAGACAGAGCTGTAACCGAAGAACTTAGAGGATTAGCTGTTGAGCGCAACATGGTATGTGTAACAGCATCGCAGTTAAACAGAAGTGCAGTTGAGGAACAGGAACATAACCATAGTATGATTGCAGGTGGCTTGAGCAAAATTCAAACGGCTGACAATGTTATTTCTATCTTTGCAAGTGCAGCTATGAAAGAACGTGGGCAATATCAGGTACAGTTTCTTAAGACGCGAAGCAGTAGCGGTGTAGGTAGCAAAGTGTATTTGGGATTTGATCAAAGCACATTGAAGATTTTTGACTTGGACGAAGATCAACAAAATCAACTTCAAAATGGCGCAGGCGGTTCTGAGGTATTTGATCAATTACGCAGAAAGAATGCAGCAAGTCAAACAGATACACCTGCCGCAGCAAGAGTACCTGTACCAGATGCAACTAAAAATCTACAAACATTGTCTAGTTTAACTAATCTCATCAGGCGCTAGTAGCGCCTGATGCCGACTTGCGGTATATAGCACGCAGACGGTTAACTACTCGTTGTGTAGTTGATGCGTCTGCTGTTAATACTCGTAAAAATGCATCGCTTAATTCACGCTGACTGTCTGGGTCATCTGGTATTGTACCAGTACGTAACTGATTAAATGCAATTTTAAATACATCGGGATTGCTAACGCCTAGATCATTCGCTAAAGTAGATATAGATATTTTTTGAGTTTCAGATGTTTTTGGATCAGTCATCACGTCTTCTATGTCGCGGTCGTCGACGGCTTGATCTACAGATCCTGCTTCGGTCTCGTCGTCTGGCGATACAGCAGGTTCTGCATCTTCTTCATCCGGTGTTACAGCCGGTTCCGCATCTTCTTCATCTGGTGCCACAGCTGGTTCGTCGCCGGCTTCTGTTAGCTGTCGAATCAAGTTTCTGTAGTTTTGTATTGATGAAATATTGTCCATGATGTTATACCTCTGATAATGGTATTTATCTTATTGCAACTAGTAGCTAAATAATTAACGGAAGATGAGGACTAACATGGCTGATAAGATCAACAGTCTACTTGATGAGTTAGATAAATTTGTACCAGCAAAAAGCAAACACACGGTTATAGAAAGCCGTGCTAGTCATATTATTGCCAGTGCAATTAATCTTGTTCAACTTATCAGAGAAAGCTATTCAGATGAAGATGCACAAGATTTAATAAAGCGACTGCACAGAAGCATTATAAGCGAAGATAATAAAAAGTTTCTTAGAAAGATTAAAGAAATCAAAGGTCAAAAATAGTGACATATTCGTCTACACAGATCGACAAAATTAAATAACAGACCTCATTTTATGCGTAAGGATATAACGCTATGAAACTTAAAGATATTGCTAATAAAAAAGACAAGCCATTTTTAGATATTATTGAAAGTGCATCTGCAGGTAGCACTGCTGCGGGCAGTATTGCCAGTGTTGCCAATCCAATGGGTGCAATAAATCGTCGTCCCAGTTTGTTTGGATATATCCCTGCTGATGCGCCTGCACCAGCTAAGCGTAAAAAGAGCCGCAAAACCACATAATTTGTCGCGCGGCATAAATATTTCAGCAAAGCAGTTTTGCATAAACTCTTAGGAGAGACAAAATGACAGATCAAGTAAATGGCAACAGAAAGGCCGGTTCGTTCCTTAGCGGACAACCACAATGGTTCTCGTTCGCCACAATCGTACCGTTGTCACAAACCAACGTTGACACACCTGTAGTAGACTTGCCAGGTTACCAAACATATGCTACACTTGGCATTTGGACTAACGTAACTGTAACCAACGGTGCAGGCACTGCTGTAACCTACAGCACTTTGAACACTTACCTTGATGCGTTCTACAAGCAACGTAACATGGACCTTTTGATTGGCACTTTTGCTGGTCGTGGTAACCCAGTTCAAATCGGCCT